TGTTGACGTTCCCCGCGGTGTTCACCGCGATCGACGGGATTTCCAACGACATCGCGCGCCTGCCGATGCGCCATTTCCGCCGCGAGGCCGGCGAGGTCCTCGAGGTCGAGAATTCCGCAGCGCTGCGCGTTCTCGAAGAGCCGAACGGGTATCAGACCCGCTTCGACTTTATGAAACAGCTGGTCGCCGCGCAGCTGTACCGCGGCAATGGCTACGCCTATGCGATCCGCAATCGCCGTTATGAGGTCGACGAACTGCACAATTTGTGGCCGGACAGTGTCTGGCCGTACCGCGCCGGAACCGAGGTTTTTTATGAGGTTGGGGCGAACCCGCTCGGCGGCATTAACTCGGCCCGGATGCTGACGACGCGCGAATGCTTCCATCATCGGATGATGACGTTAAACGACCCGATTTTCGGGGTGACGCCGCTTGTGTCCGCCGCGCTGTCCTGTTCCGCCGGAATGGCGATCCTGCGCCAGTCGGAACGGTTCTTTAACTCGATGTCGCGTCCCTCGGGGGTGCTGCAAACCGCCGGGCGCCTCAATGCCGATCAAGCGCAAGCGATTAAGGATCGTTGGAATTCCGTTTACAAAGGACCCGAGAATGCCGGCGAGGTCGCCGTCCTGGAGCAGGGCCTCGAATGGAAACCGCTGACGATGACGTCGGTCGACGCGCAGCTGATCGAACAGCTGCGCTATACCGTCGAGGACGTCGCCCGCGTCTATCAGCTGCCGCTGTTCAAGCTGGGCGACTACACGAAGGTTTCCTATTCGTCGACCGAACAGCTGACGCGGATTTACCACTCGCAGTGCCTGGCCGCGCACATGGAATCGCTGGAGGACCGCTTTACCTGGTTTTTTGGAATGAACCCGCGCCAGGAATGGCTCGAATTCGACACGGACGCGCTGTTCCGGACTGAGATGGTGCAGCGCATCGATTCGTTGGCGAAATCCGTCCAAGGCGGGATCCGCACGCCCAACGAAGCGCGGAAATCCGAGGGGCTGAACCCGATCGAGGGCGGCGATACCGTCTACATGCAGGCGCAGATGACGCCTTTAACGATCCTCGAGGCGAAATCCGCAGCACCGCAACCAATCCCGCCGGCGCCGCCGACAACTGCGGCATTGCCCGCGCCAGCGCCGGCCGCCGTCGAGATCGACGTCGCCGCCCTGTCGGACGAACTGATGAGCGAGGTTTTTCGCGATGATCAGCCGCGCCGTCGCCGCCGTCCGCATCTCGCCCTGGTCGAGAGCGGCGAACCCGAACAAAAACTGATCTATGGACGGCGGTCGCGACCTGCCGCGTGATCCGGCCGTCGCCGCGGTCATGCGGGCGATCTCGCCCGTCCTGCGCCAGCTGCGCGCGGATTTCGACGCGCGTCTCGATAGCCTGGAAGCGATCTTTGCCGAACGCATCGGCGGACAGATGCAACAAGCCGCGATGCATCTCGCGCGACTGATCGACACCGAACGCCGCCGCGCCGAGGATGCGATCCGCGATAGCGCCGACGCGGTGCGCCAGCTGGCCGCGACCGTCGCCGCGCAGACGCATTCGATCCCCGATCGGCTGACCGCGCAGCTGGCGTTGCTCCCGAAGCCGCGCGATGGGCGCGACGCGTTCCTGTCGATCGCCGCGGCCTGGGTCGGACGAGTCTATGAACCGGGCGAAATCGTGACGCATCTGTCCGGAACATGGCAGGCGATCAATCGAACTGCCGAGGAACCCGGCCCCGATGCCGCCGCCTGGCGCTGTCTCGCCGATGGGCTCGCGCTGCTCGAGGTCGAACTCGATCCCGCCGATCGCCGCCGTCATATCATCGCCTTTGTGCAATCGGACGGCCTGCGCCGCGAATTCATCCTCGACTTGCCGATCCCGATGCACCGCGGGGCCTATCAGTCGGATGGCGTCTATCAGCTGGGGGACGAGGTCGCCTTCGACGACAGCAGCTGGCGCTGCATCGTGCCGCAAGCCTCGACGGTGCCGGGGACGTCGGAGGAATGGAAACTTGTCGCGCGGCGTGGCGGCCGCGGACGGATGGGACCGCAAGGCCCGCCAGGACAGCAGGGCGAACGCGGTGAAGTCGGGCCCGCCGGCCAGGACGCGCCCGGTCTTGCCGATCTTACCGCCCGCGTCGACCGCCTCGACGCCGCATTGCTCGGCCGGACATCATGACCGTGCCGCCGCCGGCCGGACCCGCGGGGCTCGTTCAGGGCGTCCTCGACCGCGTCTTTGCGTTTATGACCGTGCCGTGGAAAGCCGCGGTCGTCGTCCTGCTGATCATCCTGATCGGGGTGGGCTGGGCATTGTGGCAGGAACGCGATCGCCTGTTTTTCCAGCCGCCGCCCGCGCGCGCCGGGCTCGATCTCGCGCGCATGCCCGCGGAGCTGACGGAATTGCTGCATCAGACCGGGGCTGATCTCGACACCGTTTGGACGGTCGATTTCGGACACAACGCACAGACGTTTGTTACCGCGCAGCAACGCGGTGGGGCCGCCTGGATACCCTCGCCGCGCCGCCTGCCGCTGATCCTCGACACCAGCGATTCGAAAGGTGTTGTCACCCTGTTGCACGGGCTCGGGCTGTGCGGCGACCCCGCGAGTAAGCCGTCGCTGTTGCTGCAACGCTTCGCCGCGGACGGAATGGTTCGCGCCTGCATCGTCGCGATCCGATCGCCGCGCGGGGAGGCACTCGGATTGATCTATTTTGGATGGCGGCATGCCCTCGACAAACCGCACGAGGACGCCGCCCTCGCCGCCGCCCGCGATACCGCCGCAGATTTGGTGCGCTGATGCCGGACGACACATCCCTCGATCTCACGCGCCTTGCCGATGAAGTCGCCGCGCGTCTGATCAGCACCGCGGACGGGCCGCGCGTCAGTTTCACGACGCTCGCGCGCGAATGGGAACCGGGGCATATCCACGAACAGGGGACCGTTGTTTTTCACGAAGGCGGGATCTGGCAGGCGCGCCTGCGGACAGCCTCGCGCCCGGACATCGAGACCGCCGAATGGGTGCTGCTGACGAACGGCATCCGCTTTGTCCAAAGCTATCAGGACCCGGACGATCCGCGCGCTTTCGGCCTCTTGATCGGGTTCACCGGGGGGCGATCGCGGGACCTGCGCTATCGCCTCGCCCTGCCGGTGCACCGCGGACAATACCGCGCCGGGGTGCATTACTGGGCGGGGGACGAGGTCGAGCACAACGGCGCGACGTTCCGCGCGCTGATCGAGGCGCCTGTCGAGCCACCCGGGGGCGAGGGCTGGACCATCATCGCCGCGCGCGGACGACAGGGCATCACCGGAGAACGCGGCCCCAAGGGCGAGCAGGGGGATTTGGGACCGCAGGGCGAACCGGGTGTTCCAGGACGCGCCGGACAGGACGGGCTGCCTGGGGAGCGCGGGCCGCGCGGATTTGGGATTGCCCGCGTCGAGGGACTGCCGGATCAGCCGGGGCTTATTCGCGTCGTCCTCGACGATGGATCGCTGTCCGACCCGATTGACGTGGCGATCATGCGCTACGTCGGACTGTACCGCACCGGTGAATCGTATCGCCGCGGCGACATCGTCCGCCTGGGGTTCGCGCTATGGATCGCTGCCGAAGATACCGAGTCGGTGCCGCACGCCAACAATCCGAACTGGACGCTATTCCTGGTCAGTCCGGAGGTCGGGATCAGCGGCGGCGGCGATCGCGATCAGCCGCCGGACCTGCCGACCCTCGATGCGCGCTATCTGCGGCTGATTGGCGGGACGCTAACCGGACCCTTGACAGTGCCCGACGGGGGACCCCTCGACGTCGGGATCGGCGTGGGAGAAAGCAGCACCGGCCTTTATCGGGCGCCAGCGCAAGGACTGATCGCCACGCATGAGGGCGTGGGGGTGATGCTGTTCGCCCGAACCGGGGCGATCGTCGGGGTCGACCTCAGCATGTCCGGCCGCCGGATCACTAACCTCAACCTGCCGTCCGATCCCGGAGATGCCGCGAGTAAAAGCTATGTCGACTCGCTGGGCGGCGGCGGCAATTTCCTGCCATTGACCGGCGGAACGCTGACCGGCGAGCTTATGATGCTGTCGGTCGATGGTCCCGACATGCCAAATCAGCCGCCGATCAGGTTCAGCATTCGCGGCTCGCAGATTTACTGGGACAACGCTCTGGTGCTGCGCCGCGGCGATGCCGGGCAGAGCGTCTTTATTGAAAACGAGAACGGATCGAACCGCAGTGAAGTCCTAACCCAGCTGCTCGGCGATCTCGCCTATGTGCGCAAAGATTTCGGGGTGATGACCGGGTCGCTGATGGCGATCACCGGAACCGCGGGATCGCCGGGGCTGATGCTGGGCAATAACAGCAACGGATTTCTCGGCCTACCGAACATGGTGCAATTTATGGTCGGTGGCACGCTGGTCGAGGCGTGGACGCCGAGCTCGATATTGCCGCAAGTCGATATCAATATGAGCGGTCGCAAGATCACCTCGCTGGCGACGCCGACCGCTGCGACCGATGCCGCAACCCGAGCCTATGTCGATGCGGTCGCGGGCGGCGGTAATTATCTGCCGCTCGCCGGCGGCCAGATGACCGGCGAAATCTACATGATCGGGACCACCGGGCCGCAGGTTGACGCCGGCGTGAGCTTTGGCGTGCGGCAAGCTCGCATTCATTGGAGTGAGCCGGCTAATTCGCTCATTATCACGAAGGGCGCGGGCAACTACCCTATTGCTGTCAGAGACACGGATGGCAGTAATCAGCGGCCGATCATCGATCAGACGCTCGGCGACGAGCGCTATCTGCGAGTCAGCGGCGACAATGACATGGAGGGGTCGATCTACCTTGGTCCGACTGCCGGGCTGATCTGGCGCGATCCGCTGCCGCCGGGCGGCATCGGCGCCGTCATTTACAGCCAGTCGGGTACAGGAAATGGTCTGGTATTGCGCCGGCCGGCGAACACCGATCACATTTTCTCCGAGCACGCGAGTTCGGGCCTGCGCCTCCGGCTGCTGGACGAGACCGACAGGCTCGCGAACTCGGTCAAGATCGACAACCTCGCGTCTATCCCTCTGACGGTAAATGGACAATGGCTGCAATTGTGGGCGGATTATTTCCGGCTACCGCGCACCGGCAATTCGCGCCTGCTGATCAGTGTTTCAGTCAGTGTCGTCACGACAACGGGACAAATCTGGTATCTCGGCGCACGGCTGATATCGCCTATGGAGCAAGTTGAGCGCCGTGTCTTTATGTATGCTGCAAACCAGACCGCGACATTTGATCTTTACGCCGATGTCGTCGGCAGCGACCCGATAATCGCCGTCGAGATTGCGGGGTTCAGTGACGCTTCACTGCCACCTGGAACCAGCACCATCGGGACCGGGGCCAACCGCTCGCAAATTCTGATCGCTGATCTGGGCCCACGCTGATGGATGATGATCTCACCGCTGTCGCCGACGCTCTCGCCGACGCTCTCGCGCAACGTCTGGGGCCGTCGCAACAGCAGAATGGCCGCCTGATCGGGCTCGCGTCGCCGGCGCCGACCGAACCCGTCGAGATCGTCGAGATCGCGCGCGTCTGGCGCGAAGGGGCGATCTACGAAAAGGGTGCTGTCACCGTCCACGATGGCGGGGTCTGGCAGGCGACGCAACCGACCGCCGTCAAACCGCCAGGACGCACCGGGGAATGGCAGCTGCTGGTTGACGGCATCCGGAACGTGCTCGCCTATCAACAAACCGCGGACCCGCGTCACTATGGGTTCCGCGTCGTCCTGACGTCGGGGAACTGGATCGATCTCCCGGTTCGCCTGCCGATGCCGCACCACCGCGGACCCTACGAACCCGACGAACGCTATGCGCAGGGGGACGAGGTCGAATTCGAGGGCGCGACGTTCCGCGCCCGCCAGGATCGGCCGCCGCACGCGCCAGGATACGGCGACGACGGATGGGACCTTGTCTCTGCACGCGGCGAGCGGGGGTTCCAAGGTCCGACCGGCGAACGCGGCGAGACTGGAATGTGTGGCGATGTGGGGCCGCAGGGCGCGCCAGGGCCGCAGGGAGAACCCGGACAGCGCGGGGTGCAGGGTCGCCCCGGACGTGGCATCCGTGCCGTGCGCGGGCTTGGCGCCGGTTTCGTGCAATTAGTCTATGACGACGACGAACTCTCCGACCCGATCGAGGTTTCGCCGTTCCGCTTCCGCGGGGCCTATGCCACGGGTGCGACCTATGACGACCGCGACATCGTCCGTCATCTTGGCAGTCTGTGGATCGCGCTGGTTCGAACCAACAACGTCCCTAGCGCCAGCAATCCGGATTGGGAATTGTTCCTTTCAGGAGGAGGGGACGCGGCGGC